CGCCACCGCCATTGCCGGCCGACCCGCTGCCACCGCCGCCGCCGCCGTGGCCGCCCATCAAGCTGCTGCCGCCCTTGCCGCCGAACCCGCTGGCCGTGGTGGCAGACCCGCCGCCACCTGACGCGCCACCCCAGTCCGCGCCACCCCCTGCGCCGGCCACCGTGCCACCGCTGGCCACGCCGCAGCCACCACTGGCGCCCTTGTGGCCGTAGCCGTCGGTCCCCGCCGTGCCGCTGCTGTTGGCCGTCGTCAACGCCGTGCTGTCCTGCACCACCAGGCCGCCGGAGCCGCCGCGCGTGAAACTGCCGGAGTTGATGACCAGGGCCGATTCGCCCACCCCGCCCGCAGCACCGCCGCCACCACCGCCAGCGCCACCAGAGCCCGAGCTGTTGACGCCGCCACCCCCGCCGCCGCCGTAGGCCTTGACCCGCGTGCCAAAGCTGCTGTCGCCGCCGGCCGTGCCTGACGTTGCGGACCCGCCGCCAGGACCGCCCGCGCCCACGGTGATCGTCTCGGTTGCCGACGCCGCGGACGCCGCGAGCCACATTTCGGAGCACGCTCCGCCACCGCCGCCGCCCGACGCGCCCTTGCCGGTGGAGTTGTGCACGCCGCCACCGCCGCCGCCGGCGCCCAGGCACATGACGTAGATGGCCTTCGTGGTGGCCGCCTTGGTCCATGTGCCGGATGCGTCGAAGTCGGTGACGATCACGGACCCGGGCACGGCCGCGATGAGGATGTCCCAGTCCGCGAGCGATCCGCTGCCGCCGACCAGGCTGACCGTCACGTCCAGCGTGGTGCTGGCGTACGCGCTGACGATGCCCCACATCCAGTTCGCCCGGCTGGCTGCGCTGCTGATCAGCACTGGCTGCCCGGCGACGAAGCCCTTGCCCGACTGCGTGGTGAACGACTTGGCCCCGGCCCCGATGGTTACCGACGTGGTGCTGGTGCCTTTGGCGATCGCCGCCGCGGTGTTGCTGAGGACGGCGCCGTAGGCCGCCCACACCTCGGCCGCCAGGAGGTTCGCCTCCGACACGAACGCGGGCAGCGCGCCCAGCAGTGCGTCGCCCCGCGCGGCAAAGGTCGACGCATCGCCGCGGCTGGGCGGCTCGGGCAGAACGGTGATCTGGGTGGCCATCAGGTGAGCCCTTCGATTTCGATGGAGCAGTAGGATGTGACCGGCCCCGGGATGTCGATCGAGAACGATCGGAACCACCCGAAGATGGCCAGCGGGGCGAATCGGTCGGTGTTGTCGTCGCCGATCCAGGCCGCGGGCGTGGCGCGCAGGCCGGACAGCAGCGCCTGCACCCGGCGCAGGTCGTCGGTCGACAACACCACGCGCTGCTGGCTGCGCTTGGCAAAGCTGCGCTGCAGCAGGCTCGTCGTGCCGAAGGTGTCGGTTTCCTTGCGGCTGTAGTCGGTGATGCCCGCGCTGGCGTTCGGCTGCGTGTCGCCCAGCTCGTGCAGGCGGCCCAGCAGCAGCGAGCCACAGGACGCGACCGAATCCGACGTGGCCTCGATCGTCACCGTGATGACGCCGCCGAAGTAGCGCGGCAGGCCAGAAAACAGCAGTTCACCGGCCAGCACCTGGTCGGCGAAGAAGTAGTCCTCCCAGTCCAGAATCGGCGTGCTGTCCAGGCTCTGCGTCTGGTCGTAGACCGACGTGGCGCCGTCGTGCATCTGCACGCGCACCGTGGCGCCGATGCCGGCGATCACCGCCACGGCATCGACGATCGCGCCCGGGGTGATGACGACCTCGATGTCGGCCGTGTCCGCGCTGGCGGTGCTTACCGACCCGTCGAACATCGCCCACTTGTTCGTCGGGCCGACCTCGATCCACCACAGCGCCGCGGCATCGGTGCCGGGCGTCTTGTTCGTGTTGCTGGCCTGCAGGCTCTCGTACACCTTGTGCAGATAGACCACGCGGTCGGCCGCGGCGTAGGTGGTGCCGCTGTTCCAGGCCGCGTGCTCGGTCTCGGCCAGCGTGCTGCTGGTCAGCATGGCCTCGCTGATCGTCAGGGGCGCCAGGACCTTCATGTGCGCACCCCGGGCATGCCGTCGATGTCGAACTGGTCCAGCAGGCGGGCCGTCTTGCCGGTGTTGCCGGCGATCACCGCATCGTTGTTCATCGACTGCTTGCGCAGCGCCTCGACCTCAGCGCGCAGCGCGCGGACCTCGGCCACCAGCGAATCGCCTTGCAGCATCAGCGAGGCGTTGTCTACCGCCGGGATGATCCGCTCGCCCTCGTGCACGATCGCCGGGCCTGTGCTGGGCACGTAGGCGGTGCCGCTAGCGAACGCGGGCAGACCGCGCAGCCGCGCTGCAGCCAGTGACGTGCCCGGCCGCCAGTCCATGATGCCGTCGACCATGTTGGAGTCGACGCCCTCTTGCAGCGCCACCTGGACGATGCGCGCCCAGTTGTCGGCCGCCACCAGCTCGGCGATGGCCGTGCGCAGTACCTCGGCGCTGGCGGTCGCGCCGGACCGACCGCGCACCAGCGTTTCGTCCCAGCCGGCGCCCTTCTGCCGCGAGACGACGGCCCCGCCCGCGCTGCCGTAGACCTGGGTGTTGCCGCTCTGCAGGATCTCGCCCGTCGGACCGCCCTTGCCCTGCAGCAGCGACAGCGCGCCCATCGCGCCGGCCAGGCGGTCGATGGCGCCGGCCACACTGTCCACGCCCTCGTCGATGTCGATCAGGGTCTGCGCGGCTGCGCGGGCCTCTTGCAGTTGCTGGTCCAGCGCGGCCAGTTGCTCGTCGCGCGCCAGCTCAAGGGCTGCGATCTCCTGCGCGCTGGCCTGCTCGATCGCCACCTGCTGCGCCGCGATGGCGGCCAGTTCCGTGGACTGCCGGCCGCGCGATGCCCCGGCCACCTCGCGCAGCAGGTTTGCCGTCTCGGCCACGCTGCGGCGGTAGTCGAAGGCCGATGCGTAGCCGTCGGTCTTGATGTTCGCCGCCTCGCCGGCTGCAGCCCGCAGCGCATCGGCGTCGACAGACCGGCCGCTGCGCAGATCCTGCGCCCCGGTGCGCAGCAGACCGAGCGCACGCTCGCGCCCACCGTCGGACGCCAGTGACGTTTCGAGGCGCTGCGCCTGGTCGCTGATCGCCTTGGCCAGCCCGCCGAACACCTGTTCGATCTGCCGGGCCTGCTGCTCAAGCGCCCGGGTGCCTTCGTCGGCCTTCGCCTGCGCGGCGCGGATCGCCTGCTCGGCGTTGGCTTCGACCGACTGCTTCTCGGCGTTGATCGCCTGCTCGACGGCCGCGTAAGCCTGCGCCACGCCCTGCGCGGCGTCGGTGGCCATCTGGTCCCACGCCTGCGCGATCTCGCGCGCTGCGGCGGCCGCATTGGCTGCGGCCTCGGCTGCAGCTTCTGCCGCCTCGGTGGCCGCCTGGGCTGCCGCATCTGCCGCGCTCTGCTGGTCCTCAAGCGCCCGGATCTGGTCGTACAGCGCCCGGTTGCTCTCGTCCAGCGCAGCGCGTTCCTGCGCGCGGAGGGCCACCGTGTCGCCCTGCAGTTGAAGCAGTTCGCGTTCCAGGCCCATGCGCTCGGACATGATGTCGGCCGCGCTGCGCCCTGCTTCGGTCACCGCGGCGAAGCTGTCGGCCACGCCCAGCAGCACCGTGAACGCCTTGCGGCCCGCCTCGGTGGTCAGGTCCTGGGACTCGACCAGGTCGCGGAAGGCGTCGCGCGTGGTGGGCACCGAAAGCCCGACCTCGCCCAGCACCTTGCCGATGCCACGCAGCGCCAGTTCCGTGCGCTCGGCGTCGGTGTAGAACGCCTGCAGGTAGCCGCCGGCCGCTTGCTGCAGGCCCTGGACGCCGCCGAACAGGTCTTGAAGGGCCACGGCCGCAGCGGCGCCGTTCACGCTGGCCTGCAGCGCGGCAAGGCCCAGCGTGTCGAGCACCTGGTTGACACCACTCATCGCCGCGCCCACGCGCTCGAACGTCTGCGACGTGGTCTCGCCGTACTTGGCCAGCGGCTTGATGGCCTCGGCATAGCCGGTCACCAGTGCGTCGCCGTAGCCGCCCAGCGCCTCCACGATGGCCTTCATGTTCGCGTCGGCGTCGTCGGTCAGCGCGACCTTGATGTCCGTCGTGACTTGCCCCAGGCGCTCGACCGGCAGGCCCAGCGCCTTGCCGTAGTCCTGCGCCTTCTTCAGAACCTCGGCGGCCGAACTGTCCAGCAGCCGGCCGATCTCCTGCGGCACCTCGCCGAGCTGCTGGTAGCGCTTGTCGCTGCGGAACAAGCCGCCCTTCTCGACGATGTCGACGTAGGACTGGCCGGCGAAGTCGCCGCTGCCCAGGAAGCCCTGCACGCCGCTGCCCTCAACGCGCGGGTCGGCGCGGCCGAAAATCTTGGCCACCGCCGTCGAGCCCGACAGCAGGTCGGCCAGGCGGTCGGAGAAGCCCAGCTTCGACAGGATGTCGGCCATCGTCGATTCCAGCGTGCCCGACAGGCCGTAGGTCTCGCGGCCCACCTCGCGCGCACCGTCGCGGCGGAAGCCCTCGCTGTAATCCTGGTTGGCTTTCCAGACGCCCAGCGCGATGGCGGCCACCCAGCCGGCGGATGTGGCCCAGCTGCCCATCGTGCTCGACCCGGCCGAACTGACCATGCCGGCCTCTTGCGCGGCAAGCATTCCCGACTGCTGCGTGGCGAATCCGGTGCCGTAGGCCTGCCCGCTGTACACCGCCGCGTAGTTCCCCGCCTGCGCGTACACGCTGCCGCCCGCGGCCAGGTCATAGGCGTTCTTGGCAGTGGACGCACCCTGCAGCCAGTTCGTCGTCGCGCTGTTGCCGGACGCGGCAGATACGGCAAGGTTCGCCGCCCCGCCCACCACCTGCAGGATGCCGTCCGTCACCAGCCCGGCCAGCGCTGACGCCAGCCGCGCCTTGATCTCGCGCTCGATGACCGAGCCGAACGCGCGCCCGAAGCTCTCGCCGCTCTCGAAGGACCGGCGGAAGGCGTCCGTCAGCGCGGTGCGGATGTCGTTCGCGGTGGACTGCCAGGCGGTCGCGGCGTCGGCTGCGGCCTTGGTGTTCGCGTCCCGCGCCGCGGCTTCGTCGGTGGCCTGCACCAGCTGCCGCTGCAGCGCAATCTTCTGCTCCAGCGCGGCAAGCTCTGCCGGGTCGTTCACCAGTCGGACCCGCTGGTCCTCCATGCGCGCCAGGGTCACGCGGGCGATGGCCTGCGCGTGGGTGATGTTCAGCTGCCCGACGAGCCGGGAAGCCGCGGCTTCGTCCTGCAGGCCCTGCAGCTGCTGCGCGACCTGCGCAACGGCATCCTGACGGGCGCGCGATGCCTGCTGCTCGGCCTCGGCGATCTCGCGCTCGCCCTGGGCGCGCAGTTCCTGCATGCCCAGGTACTCTTGCGCCTGCGCCACCCGCTGCCGCTCGGCCGCGATCACCGACGGCTGGCGCTGGATGACCTTGTCGACCGCGGCGAGGTACTGCTCCTCGGAAAGCTTGCCGGCGTTGCGCATGACGACCAGGCGGTGCAGCGACTCGGTGTAGTCGTCGGTGACGCCCATGAGGTCGTTCAGGACGCTGGCCTGCTTGTCCAGTTCCTTCGCGGCATCGTTCGTCGGCTTGACGAAGCTCGACCGGATTCGCCTCTCAAGCTCGGGCGTGAAGGCGCCGCCAAGCTCCTTCTTCAGCTTCTCGACGGCCGCGTTCGCCTTCTCGGTCGCGGTGCCGTACTGCAGCATGGCCTGCGCGAGCTTCTGTTGCTCGATGGCGTTGCGCGCCGCAGCCTGGCCGACCGTTTCCGGGTTGACTTCACCCCGCCCGCCGCCAGCACCGCCGCCGCCCTGCAGCGCGTCGCGCGCCGTCTTGGCCTCGCGCAACTGCGCGATGTAGCGCTCAAGGTCGCCAATCTGCGACTTGAAGTAGATGTCGTTCTTGCCCTTGTCGAGCTGCGTCAGCATGCCGGCGAGTTGCGTCTCGGCGGTGGTGAGCTGCTGCGCCAGGATCTGCGCTTGCTCGGCGCTGGTGCGGAACATGCGCGGCATCACGTCGATGCTCTCGCTGAGGCCGGCCATGCCGCCGCTCAGGTCGTTGATCGTCTTGTTCAGCAGCCCGGCGCTGCTGTTCAGCAGCCCGAACCCCGCGCGGCCGATGGCCAGGGCCGCGACAGCGCCTAGCTGGCCGGCGAAGCCCTCGCCCGCCTTTTCGGCGTCTTGCATGATGGAGCCGAAGCGCCCCAGGTCGTTGGCAGCGCCTACCGTGGCCGCCGCCAGCTTCTGGGTGATGCTGCCGGCCTTGTCGACCTTCGCGGCCATCTCGGTTGCGGCGTTGCCCAGGACCACCATGGCCTGCGCGACCGTGGTCACGCTGTTCGCCACTTCGCCCGACAGCACGCGGGCTTGCGATTCCAGGGCGCCCAGCACCGCCTGCGCGGTCAGCTTGCCGTCCTGGCCCATCTGGCGCAGTTGCCCGATGGTGATGCCCAGGCCGTCGGCGATGGCACGCGCCAGCCGCGGGGTCTGCTCCATCACGCTGTTCAGTTCCTCGCCCCGCAGCGTGCCAGACGCGAAGCCCTGCGACAGCTGCATGAGCGCAGCCTGCGCACCGGCCGCGCTGCCGCCGCTGATGGCGATGGCGTTGCCGATGGCCTCGGTGACGGCCAGCAGCCGGCCCTGGCTGATGCCCAGCTCACCCGTGGCGCGGCTGATGCTGGCGAAGGTGGCGCCCAGCTCGGTGAAGCTGGTGCGGCTGCGCTGCGCGATCTGGAACAGTGCGCCGTATGCCACCTCGGCCTGCTGGATGCTGCCGGTGGACAGGGCCAGCTGGTTGCGCAGCACCGTGACGCTGTCGGCGAGCTGGATGAAGCCGCGCGTCAGCGCAGTGCCGGCCACCGCGCCCAGCACGGTGCCCATGCGCTGCGCGACGCTTTCCAGCGCCCCGAAGTTGCGCCCGAGCGCGTCGGTCTGCTGCGTCGCCTGCTGCGCGCCTTCGAGGTTGATCTTGATGCCGAAGTCGACGTTGCTCATGCGTCACCTCGGGCGCCTTGCGGCGTCGCGCCTGCGCTGGTCGCGCGCACGCTCGGCCATGACGCCGGACACGGCGCGCTCGCACGCGCGAACGCCTTCGTACAGGCTGCGGCGTTCGGCCAGGTCGTCGCACAGGATGCCGATGTGCGCAGCGATGTCGGCCGCGTGAAGCGTGCCTTCGACCCACTGCGTCGACAGGCCCATGAAGGCATCCCACGCGGGGACAGACTCCGGCCACAGGTAGGCCGGGCCGTCGTCGCCTTCTGGTCGGTCGGGCAGGATGCCGGCCGCAGCCGCACGCGCAGCAAGCGCTGCAAGGCCCGTTGCGGGTGCATCTGGGTCTTGCTGGTGTGCTGCAGGCTGGTCATCGCGGTTCCCGGCTCGTGCCCACCGCGCGGCCAGCGCGGCTAGTTTTTTTCCTTCGCCCCTACTTCACGCAGGTAGGTGGCGTGCGCCAGGCTGGCCAGGCCGGGCATGTTCAGCAGCTGCCGGGCGTTGTCCGGCGAGAAGGGCAGCGTCTGGCCGCCTGGGTCGGTCACGCCTGACCAGTCGCGCAGCAGGTCGACCATCGCGTCGGTCAGCGGCGTCTTGCTCTCGCTGCCCCGCAGCGCGTCCAGGTGCTGCTGCACCTCGGCCGTGTCCTTCAGGCGCCTGGCGGTCAGCCAGAAGTCGAAGGGTTGCGGCCTGCCGCTTTCGTCGTTGATGGCGCCGGCCACCTTGAACCGCACGCTGTCGCTGATGACGATGGAAATGCCCACTGCTTTGCCCGATCAATGCCCGATGGAGTGAATGAGAGCGGTCGGCGATGGCTCGGGCGATACCGTGCAGGAGCGAGGCCCTGCCGCCGCCGCTCTCAACCGTGCGTCAGGTCGTCCAGACCGACGGCGTGTTCTGCGCTTCGATCGTGATGCGGGTCTGCACCACGCCCTGCGCCTGGCCGGTGGGCACGCCAGCGGCCGAGAAGTAGCCGTTCATGCACATCTTCGAACCGGTGCCGAATCGCAGCTTGATGGCGCGCTTCGTCTTGGAGCGGTACGCGATGCGAGCCTCGACGAAGCCCGGGTCAGCCAGGTCAAACAGCGCGTCGGACGACAGCGACAGCGGCGACACGACGGTCGGGGCGCGCTTGCGCACCTCGTCGTGAATCGTGGTCGTGTCGGCGTACTCCGGCTCACCGCCCGAGACCTGGATGGTCTGCAGGATGTTGAAGCTGGCGCCGAAGGTGATGATCTTGAACGAGCCGCTGGTGAAGGTGCTGTAGTCGGTCGTCGTCTCGCCTTCGAGTTCGAAGGTGTTCGAGCCCGCGTTGACGTTGGCCACGCGGAAGATGCGGTCGTTGACCTGCGTCATGCCGTTGGCTGTCATCACGACGTAGTCACCGTTCGACGGGTCGGAGCCGCTGTAGCTGACGACGCCGGTCGAGGCCTTGCTGATCGCGGTGACGGTGTTTGCGCTGCCGAGTGCGGTCTGCACGTCAACGCCGACGTTCGACCAGAAGATGGGATCTGCCATGGTGGCTACTCCTTGGAGGCGGCGCGACGGCCGCCCTTGGTGTGCTGGGGTGCGGCTGGCGCCGCCGAGGGGGGTGCAGTGGGGGCGCCGGGCGGCACCGCGGCAGGCGTGGGCGCGTCGACCAGTTCGTGCTTGGCCGGATCGAAGCTCGACGCTGCGATCCAGTGCCAGCCACGTGGGCCGTCGCGCTTGACCTTGACGCGGTGCGCTTCGGTCATGGCGATCAGCCGCGCAGGACGGCGATGCCGTCAGGCTTCCAGGCCTTCTTGCCCCAGACAGCGGCCACGTAGATCATGGCCTTGTTGAAGCCCTTGTAGACGCTGATCTCGAACACCAGGCCCGAGTGCGGGTCCTGCACCGTCATCACGTCCACCGCCGCGTCGCCGCCGGCCGGCTTGGCCGGTGCGCGCATGACCAGCTCGACGGCGTTCTGGTGCAGCAGCACGTTCGCGGTGTAGCTGTTGCCGATGGTGATCTCGTTCGCGTCGGCCCCGGCGATGCGCAGGCCGGGCGAACCGATCACGATGTCGCCGCCAGTGGCCACGGTGCCGGTGTTGACCACGTACGAGTTCACCGAGTCGCCGGCATGCGTGATGACGTCGCCGGCCTTGATGCCGGTGACGTTGACCGTGCCGCCTTCCACCGTCAGCGTGGTCTGGCCGACGGCCTCGCCAGCGACGGCGAAGTCATAGCCCGTGCCGGCGCCCTTGGTGTGCGACTGCACGCCGGCCGACTCGCGCAGCATCGCGCCGAACAGGTCGATCAGCACGCCCTGGCGCAGCAGCCGGTTGTCGCCCGACTCGCTCACCTTCTGCAGCGTGGTCAGCTTGCGCAGCTTGGTGCTGGCCAGCGAGTCCATCACCAGCGACATGCGGCCATCCGTCACCGGCATGCCGTTGTCGAACAGGATCTGGCGCGCGTCGACGATCAGGTCCGTGTTCGAAGCGAACGGCGTGGTGCCGGCCGTGCCGACAGCGCGCGAGGCGTTCTGGTAGGCCTCGGTCGCCAGATCGATCTCGATCTCGTTGCACAGCGTGCGCATCGCCTGCGCGATCTGGTCGCCGTAGATCGTGCTGAAGCCGCTGCCGCCGTTGACGTAGCGGATGTCCTCGCCGGTCCACGGGATGGCCACGCCGCGCTGCTTCGTCAGCGTCAGGTACTTGACATCGACCGTCTGGTCGGTGCCCTCGGGGATGGTCATCGCGGGCGACAGGTCACCAGCGGTCGCAGCCCGGGTGAAGTGGCTGCGGACCTTCTGCCCGACGGCTGCGCGTTCGCTGCCGTTGGCGTTGATGGTCACGGATGGGATGAACCCGACGGCCTCGCGGCCCACGATGTCGGCAGCCTTGTAGATGTCGGCTGCCAGGTCGGTCAGTACGTTTGCCATGAGGTGTCCTCGTTCAGTTGCTGGTGGCTGGCGTCAATGCGTTTCGACGACCTGGCCGCCTTCCTTTGCGAACGACGCCCGCGCGCTGTGGTCCATCGAGTCCCACTCGGCCCGCGTCTTCGTCTTCGCGCCGCTGCCACCTGCACCCGACCCCGTGCCCTTGAACCCGGACCCGCCGCCCGCGGCGCCTTGCGGCTCCACGTAGTCGGGTCGGGTCTTGGCGAACCAGGCCGCGCCGTCCTTGAGCGCGACGAGCTTTCCCTCGTCGGTCTTGAACAGCAGCTCGTCGCCTTCTTCGACCACGCGCGACTGAAGCAGCACGCGCACGTCGGCCGGGTTCTTGAACCGCTGGCCTTCGAGCGCCTGGGACAGCGCCGACTCGCGGCGCGTGGTCTTCAGTTCGCCCGCGGCGGCGGTGGCCGTCTGCAGGGCTTCGTCGCGTTCGCGCGTCAGCTTCTTGATCTGCGCCTCGAACTGCTTCGTCGCCTCGCCTGCGCCCTTGCCGTCGGGCAGCGCTTCGAGTTCCTCGGCCGACTCGACGCCGAGCTTTGCCATCGCCTTGTCCAGCGTGGCCTTCAGCGTCTTGCGCCCGTCGATGGACTCCTTCGCGGCCTTGCGCGCCTTTTCCTCGGCCGTCTCGGCGCGGGTGGAAAGGTCGTCGACATGGGCGCGCAGCTTGTCCAGCGTCTCGCCGGGCAGCTTGTCCTTCAGGGTGTCGAAGTCGAATGACATGGGGTGTGGGTGGTGTTGGTGGCCCGCCGGCTTGAGCCCTCACGGCCTGCGCTCGGCTGCACGTCATCCGCCGGCATCACGCCGAAAGAGACTGCACGGCGGCACTGTCTGCGCGTTGCTTCCGCGCTTGCACCAAGAGCACGGACAGATGGCCCCGAAAGTGCGCGGCCATGGACTGGACCCACGCGCGAGAGCGCTTCGCATTTCTGGCCGAGGCCCTGGACGGCGGCGGCGGCTTTGCGCCGCGCGTGTCGTGGTTCGTCGAGTCGCTGACCGACAGCGCCGGCAATGCGTCAACCAAATACACGCCGCGGCTTGGTGGTCCGACGCACCTGGTGCGGTATCAGCGCGAGACCGAACAGCGCTTCGCAGCGCGCAACGCGATCGCGGTCTACGAGAACCACCTCGCGTCGGCGGTGTCGCGCTTCTGCGGCTTCCTCGGCCGCCGCTCACCCGCCCGCGATGGCGTCGACGCGCCGCTGGTGCGGCTGATGGTCGAGGACGCCGACCTGCGCGGCACCAGCCTGGACACGTTCTGGTCAGCGTTCGCCGCCCAGGCCAAGGGGCGCGGCTCGATGCTGCTGGTGATCGACATGCCGGCCGGCGACCCGCCCACCACCCTGGCCGAACAGCAGCGGCGACGCGCGGTGCCCTATCTGCGATGCGCCGCGCCCGAGGCCGCGGTCGACTACCGGCTCGACCCAGACAGCGGCGCCTTCGTGCGCATCACGCTGAAGTCGATGGAGTGGGTGGGCGACAAGCTGGAGGAGGTGGAGCGCGATTACGACGCCACTACCTGGAGGCTGCGCAAGGACAAGGAAGTGCTGTCCGAGGGCAAGCACAACTTCGGCGCCTGCCCGGTCATGGCCTTCACCGAAGACGGGCAAGAGTTCCCCCGGGTCGGCGAGTACGCCCAAGTGGCGGATCTGTCGCGCCGGATCTTCAATGCGCGCAGCGAACAGGACGAGATCCTGCGCGGGCAGACCTTCAGCCTGCTCACGCTGCAGGTGCCGCCTGAGCACGCGGCGAACTTCGACGGCAACACCGTCGCGGCCACGGTCGGCGTGCACAGCATGCTGATCCACACCGGCGACACGCCGGCCTACATCGCGCCGGACAGCGGCCCGGCTGCGACCTTTGCGGCCAAGCTGGAGGAACTGCAGCAGGCCATCCGGCGGGTGACGATGGAGTCGTCCACCGAGAGCAGCAGCCAGGCCGAGAGCGGCGTCGCCAGGCGCATGCGCTTCGAGGCACTGAATGCCAGCGTGGCCACGTTCGCCAAGCAGCTGCAGGCCATCGAGCGGCGCATGTGGGCGATGTGGCATCGCGCGATGGGCACGACGAACGGCGTACAGGTGTCCTGGCCGACTGACTACAACCTGGCCGACGTGCTGGCCGAGCTGGACATCCTGACGCTGATGCAGGCCACGGGCATGCCGACCGCGGTGCTCAACGAGAAGCGCAAGGCCATCGTCGATGTCGAGTTCGACGCGGCCGACGAGGCGACGAAGGCCGCGCTGCACGCAGCGATTGACGAGATTGAGCAGGAGCAGGTGGAGCCTGCGCCGATTGACCCTGAAGACGAAGGACCGACACCATGACCATGAAGACCGGCGACACCGTGCGCCTGATCCAGCCCGAGATCAAGGGCATCGTGAAGAAGCGCGCCATCGGCGACGACGACGTGACGCGCCTGCTGGTCGAGTGGACCGAGCCCGACGGCACGGTCACCCAGCGCTTCTTCGACGAAGCCCAACTTGAAACCGTGGAGGCAGCGCAATGAGCGGCAGCATCGACAAGTCGGCCGGCGCCGACATCTGCAGCGCGCGCATGGCCCAGCTGGGCGGCGTGCTCGACGGCGTTGCCGGCGGCGGCTTCTACCAGTGCGTGTACACCGAGCCGCCGCCGCACCTGGCGGCCGAGTTCATCGCGCTGCGCGCCGAGCTGGCCCGGTGCGAGGCCGCGCCCTGGTGGGACGTGGTCTCGCTGGCCCGCGTGCCGCTGCTGCACGCCCGCCTGGCGGCCATCCCGCAGCAGGAACTGTGGCGCGGGTCCATCGAGAACGTGTGGTGCCTGGAAGGCATGCAGGCCCTGCTGACGCACGGCCTGAAGGGTGCCACCTACACCAGCACCGCCTTCCTGGGCCTGATCGACTCGACGGGCTACGGCTACGCGGGCGCCAACGGCACCGGTGTGACCAAGGGCGCGCTGGCGGGGAGCATCACCGCAGTGGGCGGCGCGTCACCCGCGAACGGCTGGAACGAAGCGCCCAGCAGCGTGCTGGCCACGCGCGGCACGCCAAGCTTCGGCACGGCCAGCAGCTCGGGCGTCAACGCCGACCTGGCCACGTCGTCGCTGGCGCTGTCGATCCTGGCGGCCCGCACCATCAAGGGCTGCTTCCTGATCATCAAGTCGGCGGCCGGCACCGCGTCGACCAGCGCCGTGGGCAACACCGCGGGCGCGCTGCTGAGCTGCGGGCTGTTCGCTGAAGGCGACCAGGTCTTCAGCGGTGCGGGCACGCTCAACGTGACCTACACGGCGCGACTGACCACCACCTGATGAGGCCGAACATGATCCGACGCATCGCTTCCATCATCGCCCTGTGCCTGCTGGCCTTCGGCGCCCAGTCGCAGACCCTCACCAACGGACAGCAACTGCTGCTGTGCAACGCCTGCAAGGCGAACCCGGCCTGCAACGTGCCGCGCCTGGCCGGCGAAACCGGCAACGTGCTGGCCTGGTACAACGCGCCGCGTTCGCCGACGGCGCTGGCATGGCACATCAGTGCGCCGGCATTGGCCATCGAGGAAGCGCCGACGTACACCACCTACGACAGCTTCACCCAGGGCAAGCGCGACTCGTGGGAACTGTTTCTGCGCAGCCCCAGGGACTTCACCCGGGCCAAGGTCCGCAACTGGGCGGTCGACGTGTGGGGCGCGGCCACCGGCGGCAGCAACGCTGAAGCCGTTCTGCTGGCTGCGACCTTCAGCGCCAGCAATGGCCAGTTCGCCATTGGCGGCACCACGCGGTCGACGGGCACCGTGTCTGCACTGGACCTGGCGTGGCCGCGAGAGATCCCCGCTGTTGCATCTGACGGGGACCGCTGCCAATGACCCCCGAGCAAGCCCTTGCGCTGTCCACGCTGGCCGGTCGGGCACTGTCGGGCGCTGAAGCCTCCGCCATCGACGAGCACCTGCTGACCGGCAACGTCGGCGCCATCGCGGCGATGCTGTCCGCCGGCCGCACCAAGCTCGGCACGGTGTCGGTCGGCAACTTCGCATTGTGGGCTGCGGCCACCGGCATGCGGGCCGTGATCGAGGACCGCGCTGCGAACGTGCAGTCACCGCTGCGCAGCATCGCCCTGGCCCTGCGCGACGTGCTGGTGGGCGGCACGGACGGCATCCGCATGGACCTGCCCGGCAACGCAGCGATGCTGGGCGCCTGGGTCGCGGCAGGCGAGCTTTCCACGGCCAACCGTGATGCCCTGCTGGCACTGGCGTCGGTCGAAGACCCGGTGACCGCTGAACAAGTGGCGCAAGCCCTGGGAGGTGCGTGATGCTCGGCCGCAACTACCGCTTCTCTGTCAACAACCAGTGCGGCGTCAACGTCACCGTCACCATCCAGTGCCGCAAGTGGAAGTTCGACTCATCGGGCGCGCTGGTGTACTCGTCCGAGGTCGAGGAATTCAACGAAGCCGCCATTGCCAGCAGCTCGTCGGCGTGGACCGAGGAAGCTACGCCCGTCGACAACAGCACCGATCTTTACATCGGCGCTGATCTCGAGGTGGCGGTGACGCCTGCCAGCAGCGTGACCAACAGCGCCACGACGAACGTCCAGGTTCAGATCCAGCGCAGCACCGACGGCGGCACAACCTGGCCTGATGACGCACGAGGTGAAACTGTGGGCGGCATGAACATACCTACTGGCACTGGCGTGACAACGTTCCAGTTGTCCATCGGGATGTAATCCATGCTTGTCTCTGGCAAGCGGATCGTTCAGCCTGCGGTAGGTACTCAGCCGCGTGCGCCGTGGGTTAGTTTCGACGACCGTGCAAACCCATTGCTGTCTGCGTGGGCCGCGGAAGGATCACAGCGCCGCACACCTGGCCCGTTCGGTTCAAGCTACGAAGGCAACGGCTCTGTCACAGCCGGTTCCTACTGCACGACCAACGTAAGGCACCTGGTCGCGTCCGGCACCAATGTCGATAGCACGGCCATTGCATGTGCCTTTTCTGGCCGTTCCACTGGGAACGAATATCTCGTCTCGCTAGGCGCCAGCGGAAACGTAACCGGCGGGTACTTCCGCATTTCGAGAACGGCCGGCGTACTCAGTGCAGACGTTGATGACACAGCGAACTCCGGCGGAGTAAACGCCTCATCAACTCGATCCTACGCAGACGGCCGACTGCACTTTGCAGTGGCGCTTTTCCGCACCGGGGCCGGCACGAGCAAGTACCTCGATTTATTCGTAGACGGCGTTCGTGTTGCTTCGTTTACGGGCACCACGTTCAACGAGTCTGTTTACAACCGGTTCGGGGTGGGCATACTGCGGCGATCCTCAAGCTCCGGCTGGTCGCAGTTGGGCACCCGGATCTATGACGCTTGGTATGCCAAGGGTCTTGATTATGGAAGTGCGCGGGAAGCATCGAAAGATATGTGGACTGCGGCGTACGGGAAGCGCCGCATCTGGGTGCCGGTGTCGGCGGGGGGCTCCACCCTCACCGCCACCCTGATCGAAGCCACCGCCGGCACCGACCTGGCCAGCGCCAGCGCCGTGCTGTCCGCGTCGCTGCTGGACGCTGCCGCCGGCACCGACATCACCAGCGCGCAGCCCACGGTCGCGCGCAGCCTGGTCGACGCGGCCGGCGGTGTCGACCTGGTCAACTCGGGCGTGGTCGTCAACGGCACGCTG